CGCGCCTCCACGCTGGTGGCAGGGTTCGCAGGGAATGTCACCGCGCTGATTTCCACCAAGTTCGCATCGGTGATGACGCGCAGCGGCTTCCCATCGGGTGCCTTTTCATAACGCTCGCCGCGCACATGGAACCCGAAGCTGCATTGGCTCACCACGCCGGAACGGATCAGGGAAACCGCGTCACGGCTCACGGCCGTGTCAGGAAGCGTGGCCTCAAAACCAAGCCCCACCTCGTCGGTGAAGATTCGCAGGTTCCCAGCGCGCACGCGGGCCATCGGCTTGCTGGTGTCATGGTTCCAAAGCAAAGCCACATCCTCGGGGGACTCCAGCGCCGCATCAAATGCGGATCGGTCGATGCGCTCCCATGAATCGGGGCCCATCGTGTACGGCTCCCATGTCACCGCATAGCCACGAATTTTCAGATCATTCGACGGTGCGACGGTGCCGCTCGCGCGTGTTTCGGTCATGGCTTTCCCTCCAGTAGTGGCGTTTGCATGATTTCATGCTCAAGCATTTCCAGTAGTTCGGTTGTGGCCACGCTCGGAAGCGGCTTCCACCCATCGACCGTATCGGACAGCGCCGCGATTTTCCCAACAGCGCCGCGCAGATGGCGAGCGTGGCGCAACAGCGCCGCGTTCAGCACATCGGATGCCTTGCCCTCATCGCCCATGATGCGCCCAAGCCCGGTGATGGTGTCGCGCAGGTCACCCGCGATGCAATCGATTGGTGGTGCCCACTTATCCAGCTTCGCCTGGGTGCGCGTCTTCAACAGGTATTCGGAAACCCTGTTCAGGTGGCGGCCATACGCGTTTTCGATGGCGGGGCGCACCGCGTCAACCGCGGCGCGGATAGCGATCAGTTTCTTTGCATTGTCTCCCGCCTCGTCTTCGGCCGGATCAACATCCACGCTATCGGGCACCTCATTCGGTGCCAGGTCAACGCTCGCGGGCACTTCCTCGGCCGGTGCGGACACAGGCTCGGCCGGTGCCACGCCACCAGCGGCGGGCTCCGGCGCGGCCGTGTTGAGTGGCAGGCGGATGGACTCGCCGCCTGCAACCGCTGGCAAACCTTCCCGCGCGCGGCATTCGTTCGGGCTCATCAGCCCGGACATAATCGCCGTGTTGTAGGCGCTGAACCTCACCGCCATCTCTGCGCGCAGCATCGAATCAAATGAAATCCGTGTGCAGTACGGCGCACCTCGCACGATCAACTTTCGGCTGGCCTCTTGCTCAAGTCGCGTGGCCCAGCTTGAAAGGGTGTGCTTGACTAGATGGGCATCACCGCTCTCGGCGCTTGCGTAGCTCTGCGCCTCGGTTGAACCGATGCGCGCCGCAGGCACACCGAACGCCGCGGCAATCTGCTGGCGGCAGAACTCGCGGATGGCTACCAAATCAGCATCCTTCATCGTGGATGCCATCGGTTCGTACTTCATCCCATCCTCAAGCACCGCCACGCGGCCCGCGTTGCGCGCGTTGTGGGCCTTCTGCCAGGCTTCGCGCAGCCGCTGCGATGCCTCGGGGGACAGTTTGCCGGGCAGGGATAGCGTGCCCGAAGGCACGGCATTGTTGGCCCAGTACTTGGTAACGAACTCCTGCACGATCAATTCCAGCCCGATGGTTTCGCGCATCAGGTGGATCGGAGCGATGCCCAGCAGCCCTTCGAACGACGAGCCGCACAGGTGAAACACATCGTAGGGGCGGAAGCGGCGTGCCTTTTTCTCGGCATCCTTCCCGGTGTAGTTGCCCGTGTAAACCTGAATGTAGGGCTGGTTTGCACCGTCGCGCATCATCTGCACCATGTCCGGGCGCAGCAGTTCAAGCGAAACGGGCATACCGGATGCATCGCGCTGGATGTATGCGTATCCGTTTCCGGTCAGCAGCGCATTGGTGAGCAGCGTTTCACGGAACACCAGCGCGCTGGTGTCTTCGTTCGGCTCCACATTCAGCAGGTTCGCCAGCGGGTGGTTAGGTTCAACCACCTTGCCTTCCGGAGTCTCGCGCAAAATCTGCCACTCTAGCTTCGCAATGCTTGACGCGATCAGGCGAACGCACGCGTACACGCTCGGGGACTCCATCGCGGTAAGCGGGTTGATGTTTGATCCGGTGAACGAATAGGAAGACACATAGGACTGCACCGCACCCGAAACAGGTTGCCCAATGGGTGTATTGTCTTCGTACTCGCTGCGCGGCGGCTGTGGCCCCAAGTACCTGCGGAGAATGTCGATTAGAGCCATTCAAGTTCCTTGGTTTCGTAGATGCTCGGCGCTGTGTGTTCCTCACCCTGAAACATCCAACCAGCCAATGCGCTAACAAGGGCCGCTACCGGATCGATGCGTTCGGTGCTGGATGCCTTGCTCGGTTTGATGTTCCCGGCTGCATCTGTGTCCTGATCAATGACGGTGTTACTAACAGCCCAATTTAGCAGCGGGTTATCCGGATGGCGCAGTTTTTTGGATAGAACCAAGGCTTCCAGTTTCTTCGACGGTTCCGAAAGTGACCGGAAGCCTTGACGCACTTCCACCATCGGCACACCTTCGCGCAACAGCCCGGTTGCTAGTTGCGTTGCACCCCACGGATCGAATGCAACGCGCTTCACATGAAACCGCTTGCACAGATTGCGGATGAAGCGTGCCACCTCGTCATAGTCAACGCACGGGCCTGGCGTTGGTCGCAACCAACCTTGATTCGACCAAACATCGTATGGCGCTCGATCGCTTCGGCTTCGGCGGCGGATTCCTTCCTCGGGGCACCATGAGTAGGAATAAACATCCATGAAGCCATCATCGGATGGGAACACAAGCGAAAGGCTTGTTAGGTCTTTCGTGGTGGACAGGTCAAGCCCGGCCCAACACTCGCGCCCGGCTAGAGCTTCCTCGGTGATTTCCTTGGACGCGCACGCGGCCCATGCCTCAAAACCAATCCACGCGCGCTTGCTCTCCACCCATTGGTTTAGATACAGCGTGCGAAAGGTGTTTTGGTAACTCGGCAACTCCAACGCCTTCGCGCACTCGCTCGCTAGGAACTCTTCGCTGATGGTCACGCCCAGGCTGGGGTTCGCTTGCTTCCACACCTTGGGGCTTGTCCAATCCGCGTCCACCGGCGCGCCGAACAGCACGGGCAAGAATTGATGGTTCTTCACCAATCCATCGCGCACCTTCTCTGCTAACTGGTGCAGTTCGTAGCACAGGCTGTTCCGATCCGAACCCGCGGTGGTGATGCACAGTTTCAATGGCTGGCTGCGCGAACCTTGGCCGGTGGCCATCGCGTCATACAGGTCACGCCCATTTGGCCCGTAGGTGTGCAGCTCGTCAAACACGATGCATGACGGATTCTTGCCGTGCTGCGCTCCTGCATCGCTTGAAAGAATCTCTAACTTGCTGTTTCGGTAGTTGGCCACATTCCGGTACACGGTCACGAACTTCGACAGCGCCGCGTTGCTTTGAATCATCTGCCGCGCGCTATCACCGCACACCGCTGCTTGGTCACGAGTTGAGGCGCAGCAGTAGATTTCCGCTCCGCGTTCTGATTCAGAATCGCAAACCAGCATCCATAAGCAAATGGCGCTCATCAGCGTGGTCTTGCCGTTTTTGCGCCCAATCTCCGTATAGCACTCGCGGAACCTGCGCTTGCCATCGGCGCGCTTCCAGCACAGCAAGGTGGCAATGTAGTCCTCTTGCCAAGGGAGAAGCGTGAACGGTTTCCCGGCGAACTCGCCCTTTTGATGGGTCAGCGCGCCGAAGAAAGCCCGGATGCGTTCCCACTCCTGATCATCAAACCAATCCCCAGGCTCGGCGGTCTTGGATGCGCTGAACCCGGCAACGGTTGCGTTTTTAGGATGCCTTCGCCGCGAGCATGCTTTGGAGGATGCTTTCGCCATTCTGCTTTTTCTTCGATGACTGCAAGCCAACCCGGCTGGCGGGGGATAAACCGAATTCGCGGCACAGGCGCGCAACCTCTGCGCGCGCATTGTCACGCACCTTCAGCGCCGGATTCAGGATTTTCCCTTGTGGGGTCACGATGGTCATGCCCTCGGACTCAATCAGCGCCTGCGCTTTCTCCCACTCCGCAGCGGCTAACGCGTAGTGGTTGTGGCTTACATAGTCCTCGGATGCGTAGAGCCCAAGCCCGCGCAGGTCATCCACCAGCCGATCGAAGTAGCGGCGCGCAATTTGGCACGCCATCACCTGGCTAAACAGGGTGGCTGGGCCATCGGTGTTGCCATCCGGCTCGGTCAGCCGCTCGGGCAAAAGCACAGAATTGCGCAATTTCAATGTGGGGGTAGGGGTTCGCCTAGGGGGCATTGCGTTTTGGTTCGTATCTGATACCGTTTCCGCGGTTCGAATCGATCCTGAAGCATCCTAAGGCCGTTTTAGGGTCATTCGTGGGATTGTTAGCCGCGTGCAACGCGGTCCCAACATTGGTCCTACCTCGCCTATCGCTCAAATCCGACCCTCCCCCCCGTTTTTAGCGCAAAAATGGCCTATTGCTTGTTCGCCTTGCGAGCGATCAGGTCGCGCATGGTCTTCCGGTCATGGCACTCGCCACACAAACCTTGCAGGTTCGCGCGCGCGTTATCCCCGCCATCGCGCAGGGGCAGGATGTGGTCAACCTCCACCGCAGGCACAGGCACGCCCCGCGCCAGGCAATGGCGGCACAGGGGTTCAGCGTTCAGGATCACCAGCCGCAGCTTGCGCCACGCCGCGCCATAGCCACGCTGGCTGGCCGTGCCGCGCTTCTCATCGTGGCGCTGCTGCGCGTTCACCCAGGTGCGCGGCGCGGCTGCCTTGCCCGCGTTGATCCGCAGGCGGGGTGGGAACCGGCGGGGCTCGGTCACGCGTCCACCTTGCGATACCTGGCGCGCCACAGGGCGCGGGCTATGGCGCTCGCCGTGGCCTCTACGGCCGCCTCATCCAGCTCCGGCCGTGCAGCGTGTAGGCACTCATGCACCAGCACATCTAGCGCCCTCTGGCCGCGCAGGGCGCGCCGGACTTGGATGAGCGGGTGGCGGCCCGCAGGTAGCCAGCAGCGGCCCCAATCGGTTCCCATCACGCGTGCGGGTTCAAAACGCACACGCCAAACACGCCCGGCAATGCGGGTGCGGAACTCATCGCCCTTCACGGCATCACCTCTAGCCGCGCTTCCCAGTTGCGACCACGGCGGCGGCTCATGGGCTCGCCCACATCGATCACGATGATGGCGCTACCCCATTGCGATGTGTCGCGGCGGCTCATCCACCCAGGCTGAAGCGGGCCGCAGGTACCCGCGTTCGCGTACCAGTAGGGCAGCGGAATGGATCGGGTGCGCCTGCATTGCGTTGGCGCAACTGGGCGGTGGGTATGCCCGCGGATGAACAGCCGGTGCGGGGCTCCGCCGGTGGCGTTGAAGAATTGCAGCGCCTCTAGTTCGTCGGAGTTCTGCCCCACATCGAAACCATGGGTAGCCACGATGGGGCCAAGCTCAAGGCACCCGTTCCGATCCTTGCGGTATGGGGTCCAATGCCACCGCTTCGCTTCGGTTGCGAACGGTTCCGCGTGCATGAAATCGGCTACAGCCCGCAACGCACGCGGGATGCGGCGGGGGTCTTGGCTCCGCAAATTGTCATCGTGGTTGCCTTCTGTGATATGGCACCGTGCTTTGCGCGGCAACACCTCACGGATCGATTTCAGGAACGCGGCCGCGTGCCTGTACTCGTCTAGCAGCGAATGCCCGGCCTCGTCGGGGTGAACGCTCGCCGCGCTGGCTTCGAACACATCACCAAGGTGGATGAAGTGCGTAAGCCCCTTCATATCGGCAAGCGTTTTGAGTAGCCAATGGTGCGTAGCCATTGGGGTGTGCGGCGAATGCGTGCAGCTAATCGCCGCAACTTTCAAGGCTCCGGCTCCGCATTCATGGGCGGGCGCTCGGCGATCATGGCGAGCAATCGGCGCGCGAACTCCGGCGCATCGCTGGGGCGCAGCATTACCGCCCATTCGGTGTCCCCGTCCTGGCGCATCATCACAAATGGCACGGTTCCGGGTGTTGCATCGCGCTCCGCTTGCTCAAGGAACTTCAACGCGCCAATCGCCGCGTACCGCTTCACTTCGCAATGCAGGCCCGGCAGGCCCAGCAAATCGGCATCACCGGCGGCCCCACAAAACTGCTGCGCTCGGCGCGCCTCGGTGGCGTTCCAATGCTGTTGCAGCACCGCCGCTGCTTCGCGCTCGCCTGCCTTGCCCTTTTGCCGTGAATGGCTGCCCATGCGGTCATCCTCTCACAGTTTTTCACGCGGGATGGAAATACGCTTCGCCACCGTCATCCCGGTAGCGCATCCGGCCGCTGTACCACCACACGCCTTGCTTGTCCGGGATGTAGATCGCCTCGGTGTAGACATCGCGCCCGATGTTCGATGGAAGTTCCTCGCAGCACACGCCCATGACCACAGGCACGCGGATTTCTAAATCCGTGCCATCGACCTGCACGCGGTCACCGTCACATGGGCCCCAGCGCAGTTGCACTTCCTCCATGCCCGGCATTATCCCGCTGCCGCATTCGTGGCTCGTCATTTCATCACCTCGCGCAGCTTCGCGCGCAGGTGCATCGCGTGCGCCTTGCGGAATATCGCGGCAACCAAGCGCGCGAACTCTCGCACCTCGTCAGGGTCGGGTGGCCGCCGGTGCAGGCTGCGCGTGGCGGTTTGGATGTCATCGATGCCCAGCGCGATGGCCGCGGCCGATGGTTCGACCTGGCACACCCGCACGATCACGGCTAGCGCGGTGATGCGCTCGCGCTGGTGGCGGCGCAGGTGATCCCGGTAGGCGGCCATGCTCGCATCGTTCCCGTACCCGAACTCAAGGGACGCAAGCGCCATCACCACCTGCCACGGTTGTGCGCTTGTGGTTCCCATTTATGCATATTCCCTTCGATTCCGATAACTGATCCGATAGGGCTGGGTTGTTTTTTTCTTTTTTCTCTCTCCCTTTAGGGGAGAGAAAAAGGAAATAAAACAGCCCTGCCGCCCTAATTTCGCCATTTGAAATTGGGCCGAAAACCTAATTAGTATCGGACTTTCCCTCATCGTGTTACACGCTGTTACGCGTCTCCGTTTGAATTATTCACGGCGGCTGGGTGGGTTCTGCGCACCCACACCACACCCTTTGTGCTGCCCTGCTTCTCAATCAACCCGCTACCCAGCGCCAGCGTTCGCAGGCTCTCGGCGCGGCCCTTGGTGAGTTTCATGGCCTCGGCGGTTGCTCGCAGCTCCGCGCCGCTCATGGCCTCACGATCCAGCCACACCGTGGCACCGTTGGCCTGCTTCGTCTCAACCCGGAAGCATTCCTCCACGAACCGTTGGGCGCTCCACCCGTCATCGTCTGCATCTTTCTTGCCTGGCTTGGCCAAATCCTTGGGGTCAAGGTGCGGGGCCATGTGAAACAGGGGATAGGCCCAGCGCAGCACGCGCGGTTCGATGGGGGCGAACGAACGCACCGCCGCGTCCAGCACCACATGCCCTTCCTCCCGGTGGTGGCGCAGAATCAAATGGCTATCAGCGGCGCGGCTCATCGATCCAGCGCCCGCGCCCACATCGGTCACACCCTTACCGGCTTGATCGCCCTTGCTGGTGTGGTGGATCATCACGAACGCGCAATCCAGCGTGCGCGCCCACCTATCCACTTGGTTGTAGATGCGCGCCATGCTCCCGTTATCGTTTTCATCCGTGCGCGCTGGCAGGAAGCGGTAGAACGCGTCGAGGATCACCACCGTGTACTGCCCGGCCGCGCAATGGTCGAACAGGCGCGCGCCCAGCCCGTCAAAATCCACTAGGTCACCGCGCAGGTTCAGGATGTCCAAGCGATCCGCTAGGGACTCAAACGGAATGCCCTGCGCCGCGCACAGCTTCGGGATGCGGTCCGCGCTTGTCTCCGGGTGCAATTCGTTATCCACGATCAGGACTCGGCCCGCCTTCGGGATTTGGAAACCCATCCACGGTTCGCCCCTGGCAACGCACAGCGCCATTTGGTTCACCATGAAGCTCTTGCCCATCTTTGGGCTACTGATCAGGTTCAGGGTTTCGCCCGTTCGTAGAAGCCCTTCGATGACCGGCCGCCGCAACTCCGGGCACCTCGCCACGAGGGCGCAGATGGGCACAGGCTGCAACCGCGCCGCCGGGGCGGCTGGCGGGGGCTCCAAGGCCTGCACAGCCTCTGCGGGGCCGCTCACGGCCTTCCGCTCGGCGGCGAACGCGTTCGGTATCTGCCGCTGGTTCAGGTCGATCAGTTCATCGGCGGTGAGGCCCAGCGTGGCCGCCCTAGCCATGATCCTCGGCCCGGCCTCGGCGATGCTCCACCCGCGCGCCTTCATGTCACAGGCCACCGTAAAGACGGTGGTGCGCCTGCCCTGGCGCATGATGAAACCTTCCTCTAGGAACCGCCTAGAAAGGTCTGAAAGCGATCCGGCTGCCGGTGTGGCCAATGGTGGAATCAACACCGTCCCGCCCTCCTGCGGGGCAGGGAACTCGTCTAGCGTCCAAATGTGATCCGCTTCGCTCTCATGCACCACGCACAGCGGTTGCTCGGGGTACTTCCAGTTGTGGAAGCCAGGCACGCGCATTACCCGCGGCGCATCGGTCACGCTGGAATCGGAACCCAGTCGGTGGGCGAGCGCCTTTTGGTAGCGCGTCCACTCGGCTAGGTCGGTCATCGGCTCCGCCAAGCGCCACCACGAATGGATGCCACCGCCCGTCTTCACCACCACCGTGGGTTCGGGGATGTTGGCTTCCCTCCACGCCATCCGGGCTTGCTCAACCGTGGTGCCGCCATCAAAATCGGCGAACAGGCAGCGGGCCAACGCCACATCGGTGGCCTTACCGCCGCGCCCGCTTCGCGGGTTGGCCCCGAAATACACATGTTGGCCCTTCGCCACCGTCGCGGCAAGCTGCGCGATGACGCGCGATGCCTTCGCCTGGGGAACCCAATCGCGCAGCCCACCAGCGCCGCCGATGGTGCGAAACTCGATCAGGTCATTGGCTTCGAAGATCAGGCCCAGCAGTTGATAGGCGGACTCAATCGCCGCGGCTGCTGCATCGGTGGTGGTCACTTGGATTCCCCAAAGCAATCCCAACCCTTCGAAGCTGCAAACGCGTTGGGGTCCATGTACATGCGCGCAAGAGTTCGGCGCAGCGCGTCACGGTCTGCACGCAATTCCGCCATCTCTTGGCGAATCTGCGCGGCCTTCTGATCGTCGTTCCGATCCGTTTGCACGCGCTCTAGGTAATCGTTCCGTTTCCTGAAATCTTCGCACCGCTCGCGCAGGTAGTCCGCGCGCTCTTCCCATGTTTTCGCTTGCTCGCGTAGGGTGGCAATGGCTGCGATGGCGCGGGCAATCAGCCCGTGCGGCTTGGTGCATACACGCTGCAAATCGCGCAACAGCGCGTCATACGGTTCCATTCGATTCCCTTTGCATGGTGTGCATCGGGTTCAACGCGTCACGCGGTACCCAATGCTCGGGCTGGTTGTAATAGGTTTGCAGGAACTCATCTTGCCGCGCCTCGTGGCCCCACATCCACCCGGCAAGCCTCACCTGGCCGTAGCTCTTGGTGAGGCTTGTGATGGCCAGCACATAGCGCCTATCTCCGTGATCGCGTGGACGCACCACCAATTGCCCGTTCATCCAGCCGGTGGAACGCACCTCAATGTCCGGCTCAACATCCACCGCGCCCTTCACATACTGCACAGATGGTTCATAGCCGCGCACGCCAAACCACTTGGCTACCGCTAGTTCCCCAGCAGCGCCGCCGAACTCGTGTTGCTCTCGCTCGGTGAAAATCCGATCCATGATGCACGCGTGGTTCAGCCCGTTCGCTGCACCAAACGCCATGCGCGCCTCGGCCACGCGCTCGCATAGTTCGATTTCCGCGTCGGTAAGTTCCACCGTAACCATCGGCATCCTTGCCGCGGATCGAATCCGCTACAGGTGTTGAGAAGTAACCCCATAGCCGGGGCGGCGAGAACTCAACCGCCCCGGCCTTTCCGGGGGTTCGTTAGAAGGGAATCCCATCCGCGCCGGGCTGCACCGCCTTGCGCCCAGGCTTCGCGGCCGTGGCCGTGCTGCGCTGCTGGGTGGGGCGGATGAAATCGCCCGCCTTGGCCTTTCCATTCTGCGAGTGCCACACGCGCAACAGGATTTCGCGCCCCTCAAGGTTCGCTTCCTCAAACCGCTGGGTGGCCTTGTCGATGTGCGGAAGAGCGCACGCGTCCAACAGTTCGTTCAGTCGCAGGATGCGCGTGACCGCGACATCTTCGAACACGCGGTAACGCTGGCCGCCGGTTTCGATGTCGAACCACAGGGAAACCACCAGCCCGCGTGGGTTGTCGGTGGTCTTCATGTTTTCGAATGGGCTTTCGCGGCCTTCCGCCTTGCTGATCGTGGCGGTGTAGGTGCCCTCGGGGCAGGGGCCGCCTGCGCCGCTCGACTTGCGTGCCTTGTCCTCGCTGCTTCCGTGAATTAGATCGATCATTCCGAACCTTTCTCCAGGCGCTCGGCCTGCTGTTGAAGTGCCTTCAAAATCAACCCATCCACCTCGGATGGGTCAGTTCCCGCGTCAACGGTCTTTCTTGCCGCGGTCACCGCCTGCTTTGCGCTCCATCGGATGCCAACCGATTTGGCTTTCTCGGCGATGGATTCGGCGAGCTGCTGGATGCGATCCGGCGCGCTCGGCGGCGGTGGCTGCTCCACCACCACCGCCGGTGCGCTGGGGAGCGATACCGTCGTTCGCTCCGCGGATTGGCTCACACGGGCATTCAGCGCCGCCAGCGCGCTATCTGCCTCCACCACGGTGGTGGCTTCGGCTAGTTCCTCATCGCCCTCGGTGGCACCGCTGAACCCGAAAGCGGCCTTCAGGCAATGCGCCTCTGCGCGGGTGCGGAGCATGTGCAGCGGCTGGGTGCGCCAGTTGGGGCTTGATCCCTTGAACTCCGAAAGCCAACAGGTGAACTCAAACTCCCCGCCTTCCGTGGTGGTCACCTTGAAGGTGCAGGAATCAACACTTCCGCTTGCATCTCTGTGATAAATACACACGCCGGAGTGGTAGCGACCCGATTCACGGGCCAGCCTGCGCCATCCGTCGATGGAGACATACAGGCACAGGCGGCCGCCGAACGCCAGCGGGTACACCTCGCGCCGGAGCGGATCAAGCCCGTAGGTCTTCATCATCGCGGCCAGCGCCATTCGATCCACCTGGCTTGCGTTGCGGGGCATGACCTGTTCGATGACGCGTTCGATGTGCGCCGCGTTGGGAACGGTTGCTAGGTCACTCATCGTGCAAGCCCTTCCTCAAGTTGGCGGCGCGCCCAATTCGCAAGTCCGATGCGTTCGATGCGATCCGGGTAGCCGGGCCATGTCTCGGTTTCGTGGCACACCTTGTAATCCGCGATCAGCCGCCGCATGTCCGCTTCGAAGTAGTCCATGTCGGAATCGTCCATGGCGTAAACAGCCACGCCGTGAGGCGCGGTGTTCTCCACGCACAGGAACGCGAAGCCACTCACATTGAGCCCGGCGATGCGCGCCACGCGTCGATAAAACGCGGCCTGCAACCCGTAGCCAAGGTTCCAAAGCGCAGACTTGAACCCGGGGTATGACGCGTCGCGGCAGGTCTTCAGGTCGATCACCCAGCCGGTGGCGGGGTCATACCCATCCAGCCGCGCCTTCAACTGCGTTCCTGTGTGCGGGTCTTCCGCAAACACGGAAAGTTCACGCTGGGTAGCCATCTCCAGCATGGCGCGGCAAGAGTTCGACGCGTGAACCGCGGCAACCATGCCCGCCACCGCCTCGCCCTGGCTGGCATCAAGGATCAACTTGTGCCCGTTCAGGACTTCGAACGCGCGGAACTCAGCCTTGCCTGCGGTGGTGCGCTTGTCGCACTTCGGCGCTACCGCCACTTCCGCCGTGTACATGTCCGGGGTGAGAATCGCCGTATGCACAGCGGTGCCCATGTTCATCGCGTCATTGCTCTCGCCATTCTCCATTTGGTAGCGAGCGTGCAGCGGTGACTTGGCAAGCATCGCCTTCATAAAGGTGGAGGACAGGGCGGGCACCGCGTGGTAGTCCGCGGCGGGGATGTGTTCACGAACGCCAAGGGCGAAGGTGTTAGCGGCCACAGCGCACCTCCTCGGCAATTGCCAACAAATCACGCTCGCGCTTGATCGCCTCGCGCAGCTTCGCAAGCGCCTTCTGCTCGTGGTACCAAACGGTCTTGGGATCGCAGCCCAGCACCTTTGCAACTTCAACAAGAGTCATCGGCCACCTCCCGCCAGCGAACGAATGACGCGAACTCCGCGCGTGAGAAGCGGTACCTCGGGTGCGGGCTCAACCTCATCTTCGGAAATGTCTCGGCGGTAATCACCCTGGCCCAGCGACAAGAGCGGCGCGCAATCCTTCCGGCGCTCCTGCTGCATCACGCTGTGCGCGGCCGCAAGGATGGCCACCGGGTGGATAGGGGTGGGGAACCCGTCAAGTTCCTTCGTGAGCGCGTACAGCTTGTGCATGGACACAAGGCGCACCCACTCCGCATCCTGCGAACATCCCCCAGCGTTCAGGCTTTGAATTGCTAGCCCGATGTCCTCAACGATCTTCCCGTAGCGATTGCGATCCATGCGATGGCTCCTGCTGCGTTAGCAGCATTTGCGCCTCGTGCATCAGCACCAATGCTTCCTTTAGGAAAGCGTGGTCTGTTAGCAATGAGGCTGCGGCTAAAAGCCGCCCCGCACGGGTGGGTAGGCTCACAGTTTCGAATCCTGTAGCGCCTACTGCAACTGTGTTGATGGAGCGACCGCGAACACATCGAAGACTAGCGCGCGTGGTGGATTCAACGGCCGTAGGCGCGATGCGCGCGCTAGTCGCCGAAGTGTTCGCAGGGATAGTTGCACCGTTGGCCATTGCTGAATCCGTGCGTAACCTATCGACCGCACTAGTTTTCATGGGACAGTTTTTAGATATTTTTCCGCCGCGGCTCTCGGCAGCCTCGCGTAGCCGGGGTTCCCGGTGCCGGATGTAACGGTGCGTCTGCGATATATCCCGGTGGCGCACAAGGCGTTGAATCAGTTCCGGCGGGGTGCCGTTCTCAAAGGATTCGGTGATGTAGCCGCAGCGGAACGAATGGAATCCGTACCTGCCGGACATCCCCGCGCCCTTCAAATCCGTGGCCAGCCCCTTGTAGGACACGGTGCGGGCAAACACCTTGGGCCCGGTCTTGGCCTTTCGCATCTCGCGCAGCAGTTCAACCGCCGCATGGGAAAGCGGAATGTGATCCCGGCGGCGCGATTTGTCCAGGCTCACCACCATTGTCCCGGCCTCTAGGTCAATGTCGCTCCACAACTGCGCGTGGGCTTCGCCTCGCCGGATGCCCGTAAGGGACAGCAGCCGGTACAGGTTGGCGCGGTTCTTGGCGCTGGCTCGGATGGCGGGGGATGCGCCCTCGGTGATCTGCTCGGTGGCGTGGTCGATTAGCCGCTGCACCTCGGCATCGCTGAACGCGTCGCGGCCTTGCCCAGCCCGGCCGCGCGGCCCTGGCACATGCGCCCACGGGTTGGATTCAATTAGCCCTTGGATCAGCATCCAGCCCGCAAAGCGGCGGCAGGCGCTCATGCGGTTCCGGATAGTTTGCGGTGCAAGGGTGCCGCCGCGGGTCATATCCCGCAGCCATTCAATGCAGGAAGCGGGGGAAATCTCGGCCGCGTGCGCCTTCACATGCTCGAGCCAATCCCGCACCCAGCGCGCAGCCTGGCGCACATGGTATTCGGCTTGCCCGTCAAGCTCGCGGGTAGCCACGATCCACGCATCTACCTGCGCAAGTAGGTCTACCCCTGTTTTTACGCTAAAAACGGGGGGGGGGGGTATGCACGAGGTGTCTCCACACATGGCTCCGAGGCCACGGTATCACCCAAATCAATTTCAAAAGTCACCCGGACTTTCATTCCGTCGAAACCTAGTGCGTTCCGTAACTAGTTTGGGTTATTTGGCAAGTTATGCACACCATCATGCATTTGGGGAGTTCAGAAAGGAACCGCACACACATCCCCAGTTCTAGTTAGTTGTATCGACCCGTCAAAATCACTATCGTGCGCGCTCATCCGGAGGATTCAGCATGGCAACAGTTCAGGAAGATGGCGGGTTGAGCGAAGCGGAGCGGCGCAAGATTTGGGCGGAGGAACGCGAACGCACGCGCGCCAACCTTGCCGCCCGCGGCGAAGCAATCGAAGCAATGGAACAGGCTGAACGCTCCGCGTCTTACGCGCGCACGCGAACGATGCTGAAGTGGACTGCGATTGCCATCGGCTTGCTGGTAACTGGGATGTTGCTGTGGAATGCATACGAACGCTTCGTGCTTCCCCAGCCACGGCACTTCCGCTAGCCCAGCAGCCGCTTGGCTGTATCCACCACGCTGCTGGCCACGCCGGTGATGGCCTCGGCCACGGTGCCCAGGCTTGCGCCCGTGCCCTCTACGGGCTGCCACTTGCCCAGCGGGCAGGTTGCCCCGGCTAGGGTCAGTTTCACCGATAGCGCCGCGCGGCGGTTGGAACCGCACCCGCACTTGGTACACCAGCCGATGCCGCCGGGATCGGTAGCGCCCTCCACCACCTCGGCGCGGCCTTCGCACGCTCGGCAAATAGCCGCGCGCTCACCCTGCACTTGGACGCTGGCGGGGCCTTGGGTGGCGTGCCTGCGCTCCGCAGCTAGATATGCCGCGGCGCGCGATGCGAAACCGTAGTTGATCGTTTCACCGATGCCCATCGGCCGCTCGCCCTTGACCACGCGGTGCGGGCATTGGCCGCACACACCGATGCTGGGGCGGCCTCCGTAGTGGCCCGCGGCGCAGCATCCGCCGCCCAACACCTTGCATTCGCTCCAATGGTCGCAGTCGATCACGATACGGAAAACTCCGTCACATACGGGCTAGACCCGCCAGCCTCTAGCGTCCATGATGCTTCGCGCGGATCACATGCTCCAGCTATGGTTGGTTTTTCCCATTGAGCGTAAAATCCGCCTGGAACTGCACATGTGGCATAGGTGCGATAGTCACACGGGTCGCAAACGATTCCTTCCTGTGTGCAATCTTCGGAAGAACAAACGGTGCTTGAGGCAATCTCGATATTGCCCCTGAAACTGCATCTTGAGGATGTTTCAACGGTTGGATGTAGCACAACCGTCGCGTACAAAGAAAAGTCGTAGTCAACTGTGCAACACGGGCCAGCACCGTAGTTTTGGCACACAGAGTAGGAACTTGCTCCGGAGTAGAACTCTACTGCGTTTGCTATGAAAACTGCGCCATCTGTTCGGTATGCAGTTTCGCAAGGGCAAACATTTGCTACCACAGACCCGGATATGGGGTAAAGACCTGTGCTTGTTTCTACACCTTGTGAACAGTTCCCGGGATTGAGTGGATCAGGGCCGCATGTGTAGGTGCTGCCTCCCGGCCCTGGTGTGATCAATCCACCAAAACACGATGGTGCGCCGCTGATTGTGAACGAAACCAGCACGGCTGTTGGCGCGGTAATTGCAACGCAATGAGCGCATGTACACCCACCGCAGCAACAACCCGCCATCATCATCGACACGGTTTAGCCCTTCGCGCCGCGAATCCATCCCGCGATGGTGCCCAGCGGAACGATGTGCCCCGCGATGTAGCCGATGGCAAGGCAAGCGAAGGCGGCCCAGGTCGAACCGATCAGGGATTCAGCGGTGGCAAGGTGGTACATGGCTTGGGTTCCTCGGTGCGCTTCCAAGCGGCTTCCCACACGGGATCGCTTGCGCGCTTTGCTGCAATGTATTCCCGGATCGTCGCGGGGTTGGAAGTTTCCATTACATCGCGGGCCAATGCTGCATCTCGCAGGCTCGGCCGCGGAATCCAACCCAGCGCCACGCGTATGGCTGCGCCTATTCCCGTCTGCCACAGGATGGCCGCCACGGCCACGAGGGCGGCCGCTGCTGCGATGTAACCAAGTAGCACCGCCCACCATGGAGTCTGATCCTCCACGCCCGGTAGCGCCTTGTGGATGGCTCCTGCGGCCGCTTCGATGTGCTGGGCTTCAACCACGATGGCGGCCGCATCGGCCACCACCTCGGTTTGGGTAGACACGCTCCCAATGTGCGTTGCCAGCCTGGCGATGGTTCCGGCACGCTCACCAGCCTCGGTAGCCGAAACCGCAATGGCCCGGCTAGGGCTGCACGCGGCGCAGGCGATCAGCAGCAGGAAGACCAAACAGCGGATCACCGGCGGCCCTCTAGCCGGTCAAGGCGCACCGCGATGCTGGTCAGGTTTTCTCCATGCTTGGAATCGTTTGCAGCGCCTAGCACCTGCGACTTGACCAAATCGCCCACGATTGCGCGCAGCTCCGTCAGGTCGCGGTCTTGCCTTTCGAGGATCGCATCTTTGCGGCCCATCGTTTGGAAGATGCCGCCCACGCCAACCACCAGTACCACCAGTTGCACCACGCTGATCACGGTGCCCAAGGTTGTGGGCTGCTGGTGGCGGGGGCCAATGGAGGGAACGGGGCTCACGCGCAGGCTCCATCCACCGCGTTCGGCATACTGAAGAAAAACAGGTTTTCGCCAGTTGCGCGCGCGGTCGCGTACATCATCACCACGGTGTTGTTGGCGATGGCCTTGAAGCTGAAACCAGCAGGGATGTTGGCGGTGGTAATGCCAGGGCCAAGCGTGGTGGTAGCGCCGATCATCTGCGGGCCTTCGCACCCATTGATGGCCTTTCCCTTGGTGGCGATCAGGGAAGACTTGCGGCGGTAGGTATCGCTGGTGTTGTAGGTGCCCGTGGTGGACACGCTCACCTCTTCCCAATCGTATTCCCACGCGACTGGCTGCGCGGCGGTGCCGCCGATGGTCGCGGTTTTACCCGCAATGGCCGTGCTGCCAGTAATGCGTGCCATGAAGACCACCACCGGCGGCGGTGCGCTCTTCGGCCCGCGTTGCCCCTCACCGTTTATGCGGTTGATGGTGTCCGCAATGGTGCGCACTTGGTTCGGTGACCAAGGGCCAACATTGCCACGGGTAACGCCGTTGACGAACATCAGATGCCTACCATGCCGATGGAATAAAAATTGGCAGTGTCCTTGAACGGCTGCCGGAAGAACACGCATAATGCGTTACTGACTTCGCCATCCGGAACGGTGGTTGGCGCGCTACCGCAGGAATCAGTTTTCTTGCCCTTGATCACCTGCCCATCTGGGCCGCGCTTGGCGATTTGGCGCAGGTGGAAACCATTGTCGTACACAAATTGGTAAACGATCTCATAGGTGGCCGCACCCACGCGCGTGATGCTGCAACCCGTGAATAGCAGCGTGTCCTGCGGAAAGGTGTACGGGCCGATGACAAAGTCTGCATTGTTGCGCTTGTTGATGAATCCCACCGGCGGCGTTGGCCTGCCAGCGATCACATTCCGAACGCTCACCTTTGCAACATTGTTGAAATAGGTGATGGGCTCGCCGCCCGAATCAACCTTGGTGCCGCCGATGTCGGTATCGGCTGGGGTGGCCTTGCTAGCGGGTGCCGTTGCGCCGATCCGGTAGACATCCACACCCTCACCGGCAAGGCTGTATTCAATCGCAGTAAATCCAACCTCTCGCTCTACCTTGTAATCCGTGTTGGTGGTTCCAGCGTCACCAGTAAGCGATTCAAATGAAATGGTTGCTTGCCATGCAAAGCCCCCATCATCGATCATCGATAGTGAAAAACTGGGCTGCGTGATTAACGAATACCAATACGCTCCCTGATCGGTAATCGCGCCACCAGCGCCGCCGTACTCCGTGGGAAACAAAACATCGGCGATGGTGCCATCGCTCAAGATGTCGCTGGCGGTAAGCCGCTGCCCAGCTGCTTCGGTAATCACATACTGGGTTTGGCCGCTCCACTTTCCGCGATCAAAAGTGAATGTGGTTCCACTGGCGCGCTGGGCAATGTTTATGGCAAGTGGCATTTACACGGCTCCCGTTGCTGCTGCGAGTTTCGCCAGGTGCGTTGCGCTGGCCTGCGTGGCCTTGGCGGTGGCCTCTGCGGGCTTCGCCAGTTTATCTAGCCCGCTGGTGGTGCCAGCCATTTTCACGCTGCCCACGGCGCTTTGGATGCTTTCGATGTTGGAAACCGCGGTGGTCTTGGATGCACTAGCTTCGGCTGCCTTCAGTTTCTCATTCAGCGCGCGCGCGTTCTCTTGCTCCTGCGCGTCAAGGCCAAGACGATCCATCTTCTTTTGGAACAACTCATCCTCTGTCATCGTGCGCTCGTCTAGCGCATCCTGCAAATCATCCATGAAGTTCATCACGGATTCCTCGCGGCGCTCCTCGGCGGCGGCGCGCATTTCTGCGCGCTTCTCCGCATCAGCCTGGGCACGCTCTTGAGCCTTCGCCGCTTCTGCTGCAATGCGTGCGCGTTCCTTCTCCGATTCTGCGGCCTGATCGGCAAGCATCTTCTCGCGTTCCTGCCGCTGTATTGCCTGATCCTGCGCCGCGCTTGTGGCCTCAAATGCCGCGCGCAGCTTGTCGCGGGCTGCGACGATCTCCGGACCCTTTGCGCCTTCCTTCGTCATCTGATCGTTCAATTGCTTTTCAAGTTCCGCCAGGCGCTGCGCTCGCTCAACGCGGGTGCGCTGTTCGTCGTTCACCGCTTCGGCTAGTTCGCGCTGCCTCTCCAAATCGGCAGCCATCTTGGAACCCACGGCAAGCATCCGCTCATTTCGCGCGGCTTCCTCTCGGCTTGCTTGCTGCCGTGCTTCCTGATTCCCGCTTGCGTCGCTGGTCAACCCGATGGCATCGGTGGCCGAACCCAAACCCTGCCCAATCCACTTGCCTAGGGTGCCAGCAACCGGGATGCTTTCAAGTGTCTTGGCGAATCCATCGCCGATGGCGTAGGCAATGTTCGCACCGGCATTGTTGAAGATTGGATTCTTGAGTGTTTCATCAATGGACTTCAGCAGCGTGTCAGCGAGTTGGATTCCAAGAAACCCGCTGATTGCTTTCCCCATTGAGTTACTCCAAGACTTCATGCCCTTGGAAATGGCCTTCTCAATACCGCTCACCTTGTCCGTGGTAGCGGATTCCACTTTCTTCCAACCAGCGATGTACTGATCGGATTCAAGCGTCATTCGCGCCTTGAATGCTGCAACATTACCCATGAGCGGCCTTCCCTTCGATCATTGCCCGAATGGCGGCAAGCGATGCTTCTACATCATCCTTTGGTTTTTCTTCGTAGGGCATGAAATCCGCCACCTTGAAAGGTGTGCCGCTGGTGCGGTGGCAGTTGGCCACGGTGCTGGCGATGATTGCGGAACGCAAATCGGAGCGCGTATCACCGAATGGCTGGATGGCGTTGTATGCGATCCATTCGGTTAGTTCGCGGCTCGACATGGTTTCCTCTAGTTCCGCGACCGTCTTCCCTAACGCTAGCGCCAGTTGGAACAGGAAGCGCCGAAGCGGTCGCTCAATCAGTTTTTTTCAATTGCTTCCTTGTCCTTCGCACCCATGCCCGAAAGACGCGTTGCGATGTCGTACAACTCATCGATGACGGATGCGGGCATGTCCCCAATGGCTTCGATGTCCGCGGCGCTGAACATCGGAGCGTCACCGTCATACGCGCACATCGCCACCAGGCTGGCGCGGATGTTGGTGAGGGTCTTTCCCTTCGCGCTCCAAATGCGCTGTTCCCATTCGTCACGCTTTGCGGCTGTAAGTCCGCGCATCGTTACAACCCCCACTCCGGGCACCGTTACCAGCTCGCAAGGAACGGTGGCCCGGAGTGCAAGGAACTTGTTCTTCAAATCACTCATCAGGCGGTATCCGAGATGGTGAGAGCGCCAGTAACCTTCACGGTGAATGAGACCGTGAGAACTGAATCAATCCCAATTTTGGTTGAGAAATCAGTCACAATACCGTTGCCGGAAATGGTGTACCCACCAGCAGCGGTAATGGAAAATGCCTTTGCAACTGGCGCGGTGGCTACAGCCGTGCTGCTGATTTGTTCCCACGCCTTGCTTTGCCCACCGGCGGTGTCGTAATTCGCCTCAACCGTGATGGTGCCTGAATCGATCACTCCGGCGGTGAATGTTCGATGGCGCTCGGCGATGGTGGTGGTATCGATGGCCGTAAGCTTTGCGCCATCCATCGAAATCGAAATGATGTTGGCGCTTGCGCCGCTATCGAAAGTAAAGGTAGAACCGAATCCGCTAACGCCTGCCATGTTGATCCTTTCGCTAGGTGATCGATGTGGGGTTCACGGCCGCGCTTGCGTAGTACGCATCGACCGTAACTACCGTGATGTGAATGCCCGTTTCCGTGCCTTCCGCGCCAATATCATAAGTCGATGTGATGCCGTTTTCACGGATTTCCTGAATGGTTGTGCTGTTGGCCATGCCCTTTGCGCCGTGCATTGAAACCCGAACTGCCTCGCCAATCGTTCGTGAATCTCCAAGGTTTCCAGCGATGCACTCAATGTCAATGGAGCATTTCCGAACCTGATCCTGGCGGTCAAGGGACGGGCTCAAAGCGATATCGGATTGCACAGCAAGAACGATGGCCGGAAGGCTTCCAACATCCAAGCGATAAGCGGAAGTGATGCGGCTGCTTGGAACAAGCGTGGTAACGGCGGTGCTTTGAGTCAGAGCGGTTCGAACTGCTGCAATCACAAGGTTGCTCATTTGACTCCATTTCTTGCAGCGGCTTTGGCCGCCAGGCGCTCAAATGCTTCCGGAAGTTTGCGGTTCAACTGGCTTTCGGCCGTATACCTAAATCGCTTCAGGATCGAAAACGCACCGTTGAACCCGGTGTATGGATTCTTGGAGTGGCGGCCGGATTCCATTAGGAACATGCCTGGGCCCCAAGCCTTGAGGCGCACTAGATAACCCAACCCGCGCTTGAGCTTGGCAACCTTGAAGCCCCAACCATCCTTTCCGTCACGCACCAACGCTTGGATGGCTAGGTTTCGCGTGAATCCAACCGGCAAGCCTTGCCTGCGATTCTTGTTCCACCAGCGGTGCTGTAGTGCGCGCCCAAGTCTTTCCCCATCGTGTTTGCCCGTGCGGGAATCGAAGTACTGGAGCAATGCCATTTGTGTTGGCTCGCCAATTTCCTGAAACACCTTAAGAACGGTGTCATCCAGTTCGCGGCCGGTCATGGTGAGGATGGTTTTCCGGAACTCCGGCAACCCTTCCACGATCATGCGTTGGCTCTTGCTGGGCATTACTGCACGATCTCCATAGCCATGCAATCGATGAATTCGCGGCGCTCACGCCAGTTGGTAACGGTCACGATTTCCCAAACCCGGCGCGTCATGCCGCCCTCGGTGGAAACCGTTTGAAGTTGGCTACGGTGGGTCACATCGGGATGCCACCGCATCCGTAGCCGGTGACTTACTGTCTGATCCAACTGCTTGTGGTTCATGCGCTCGCTAGGGGTTGCGTCACTAATCTCGGCAAACAGGATGGTTCCCGTACCTGCGGCGCTCACCGTGCGGATGGGCTGCCCGTAGGTATCAAGCGCGGTGGTAGCCACCATCAATTCAAGCGCCACGCGCATGTTGCCGGGGTTCACCAGTAGCCCCCGTCCTGATACTGCACGATCAACCGGCGCACCGTCATGGGGATTTCGGCAGGCGATGAACCCATCGCCACGCTCACGCGATTGTCATACATGTGGGCGCATTGCAGCAGGCACGCGTGTACCAGGGCGCGGGGAATGTTCGCGGCCGCCGCACCATAGCCCGCCGTGAATGCCACGGACACATCAAGCGCCCCCTCACCAAGCGTGCTGGGCCACGATTGCGAACCCTTCAGGATCACCCGCCCAATGCCGTTGACGCTGAACGCGTTGTAGGCGCTCGCGGAAAGCGTCTGCGTGGCCCCGGCTGCGTCGGTGTAGGTGATGCTAGAAACCGAAATGAATGGCGAACGCGGCAACACGATTTCGCCATCGGTGGGGAACGCCTCCAGCGAATAGGTGAACGAACGCGTAATGAGCGCCCGCCGCGTTTCGTTTTCGATCACCTGCGTGGCGGCTAGCACCATATCGCCCAGGGCGGTGTCATCTTGGGTATGGAAGATGCGCCCGAAAACTTTGAAATCGGCCACGCTGATCGCGGTGGTAACTGCGCCGGTGTCGTTTAGGTTCGTTCTCACGCCCAAACCCTCATGGGGGTAGATGGTGCAGGGTCAAGGATCGGAAGTTCCGCGGCTTGGGCCTCGGTCAGTTCGCCAGCCACGCGCAAGTTCGCATGAAATCGCGCATCTGTTTGGGTCTGTTCGGTCGCTGGGTCAGTCCATGTGACGGGGCCGATCCATCCGATGTCGATCCGCTGACCATCAAGGCTGTTGCGTTCGCCATCAATGCGCTTTACCTCAACACCAATTGAAGCAAACGCCTCAACCATCTGCGCTTCCGTGTTCGTGCGTAGGTAATAGTCGGTCATGTGGTCAGGCTCTGAAGGGTTGCGTTTGGAAGAACCGATGGCCAATACTTGAAATGCGACACCCAAACAGACCCAAAGTCGGTAGCCGCCGTATCGGTTGTGTTGTTGAATCGAAGCGAGCCGATTGTTGCAAGTGTTCCAGCCGTGCTGGTATCAACCAACGCAGAACCGCCGTTGATCACATACGTCATCCGGGAAACTGATGGCTCAAGTGTCGTAGCAAACTTGAACCGTCCGGCAGGGCGCGTGTGGTTCGCGCTGTTGATGAGCGTTCCGCCTGCGGTATTCCACGCCGTTCCAAGCATTCGCAACAGGCCAGCGGATGTGTTATTCAGTCGAAGGAAGTTCCATCCTCGGCCCGATGGCGATTGCTCAAACCCGGCGAAATGCGGAAAACTTCCTTGATCGCGTGGGTTTCCCTCTACCTGCATTAGCACCGTTCCGCCGCTTTGATTGAAGTTTAGAGCGGAAATGTTAGCCATCGTCATTTCATCCCTTGTTCGCGCCACTTGGCTTGCGACCGTAGGAATGAATGAACTTGCTGCGGTGCCCTGTTCCATTTGCGGACCCCACCAATCCGCATAATTGTTTAGTTCGCCGTTGATTCCTGAACCAAGCCCAGCGAAATAGCCCGTTATTGTATTGCCAGACGTAACGCCGCTGGTGACAGTTGCCGAGATGCGATACCAACCATTGGCATATGCAACCACGCTTGCCCCGGTGCTTCCGGTCACATAGGTGATGGAACTTGGATTGGTTGCGTTGAAATAGAAGCGCAGCAAAATGGTTGCGGTTGTTGCATTTCGTACCGCAACGCTAGTGAGAGCGACATTGCTGCTTCCCGTTAATGTTCCATTCTTGAACCAAATTGAAAAGGTGCATGAAGTGGCGTTTATCGTTACGCTCTGTTGCATCGAACAGGTCGCGCCGCTGTTTGAGTTGACCGTAAATCGGGTGGATGTGTTGGTTCCATCGGGTGAAGTTGCACCGGTTCCAAGCGTGTATCCACCCGATCCCCAATAACTACCAGTAGTAGCGATTGGGTTGCTGTAGAAAAAGAGATTGGTAGCCGCACCCTCAATCAGCAGCCCGCGCGCGGTCAGCGTGGTTGGGTCATAGTCAAAGCGTGGGACATTCGTTCCAGCAGTTGCAACTAGCCCGCTGGAGTTGATGTAGGTGCTAGTGGTGCTGCTACGCGTGAAGGTAAAGCGACTATCAAGCGTGTCACCCATCGCGGTGAAATCCAGCGAAAGCGTGGAGCCATCGCCGCGCCGCAGCATGAACGGAACATAGGCGTTGCCCTTCATCGCTTGCCCTGGCCTTTCTGCTTTGGTGCCTCGCTAGGCGCAGCAGGAACCGCGTGGACGCGTTCCGCTATGCCTGCCACGCACCATTGCTGCGCGGTATCCGGATCGACCGTAGCCACCTCGCCCGGCCCCCAAACGCCCTTGGCGCTGGCCACCGTTTTGAGGATTTGGATTTGAACCATTGTCATGGTGAGGAAATCCGGCGAGGGCCTTTCGGCCCCCGCCGGTGTGGGTGCAGTTTCAGTATCAGGTGCTGGCGTTGAAAGCCTTGAACGCCAGGGCGGGGAGCGAGAGCTGGCAATCCATACGCATGTTTGCGATGTAGCCCGTCTCATTCGTGTCCGCGTAACGCTCGCGCAGCACCTTCAATTCATAGTTGCCCGTGGTGCCGAAGTAGCAGTAGTCCCACGCGCCGATGATGCCGATCTTGGTAGCGGTGGTGCCGCTCGTCGGAAGCGACGAAATGGCCGCGCTGGTGTACACCGGGATGCCCATGATGCGATCCGGCTCCGGAGCCTGGCCGCTGCCGCCCTTGGTGTAGCCGTTCTCCCAGAAGTAGTTGGTGACATTGGTGGAACCAGTAACGCCGCCCAGCTTGCGGAGGTATCCCAAGGTGGAATCGTTCACGATGATCGCGCAGCTAGGGTGCTGGCGGTACTGGCGGGGCAGGCTGTAAATCCAGTCGATCACCTTCTCCGCCGTGAACGCCGTGTAAGAGCCGGTATTGGTGCTGGTGAGGGAAGCATCATTCAGCAGCGAAACCGGCGCGCCGGAAACATTGGAAGCGGCCAGCAGCGCAGTCTCTTCCGTCTGACTGAAAACACGCGCCATCTGCTCGGTGACGATGGAAGAAATCGACATGTTGCCGCCGCGGGCATCGGCATCGGCCACCAGTTCGTTCGACACGCGCAGAAGGGCCGAAAGGCGCTTCGGGGTGAGCGTGATCTTGGAGAAGGTGGGCGCAGCCTCGGTGGGGGCGGTGGACTCACCAACCCAGTACGCGGCACCCGTGGCGTTTTCGAAAGCCACTTCGCGCGCGAACGAACCCAGCGAGAGCTTGCGCGCCAGGTTGCGAACGCTCGTCATCGTCTGCAACTTGGCCACGAGCTGGTTGTCGAACTCGGTGGGCGGGATCACGGTGCCACCGCTGGCCTCGGTCAGCGCGCGAAGCTCCGCGGGTGCGGTGTGCTCGCCGTTGCGGAGGTAGTTGTGGAACGCGTCGCGGTACTCATCGGTCTCGCGGCGCTCGCCAACCTTCGCGGCGCGCTCGGCGCGCTGGGCGCTGCGAACCTCGGGTGCGGCGGGGATGTCGCTGAACACGGCCTGCTGGCCATTGTCCATCGCCATCACTTCCTCGTTGCGCTCACGCTGCTTACGCAGGTTGGCGTACTGGGTCTTGAGGGCGGTGTACTTCGCCTCCATCTCGGGGGCCATTTCGCCGCCGTTGGTGTTTGCACCATCGACCATCGACATCATTTCCTGATAGAGCGCACCCATCTTCTCAATGAGGGCCTTGTATGAACTGGGGACTGGCATCGTTTCTTCCTTCCTAGATTCCCGCCGCGTGTCGCTCGGGCCAACGCGGCCCGCAGGGACATTCGCGGCGGTGTGCGAATGCCCAAAGATTGAAACGCGCACTAGGCGCGGTTGACATTCAGAACAGCAAACTTGTTGGTGATCGATCCATCGCAACGGATCGAAGCCACGAAAATGGTTTCATTCGTATCGGCTGCCGTTTCGCTGTACCGCGCGACGCTGAACGCGCCGAACGAATGGGCCAGCAGGTACTGGGCAGGGTTGAAGAAATGCACCAGCGTGTCACCGGCGGCCGGGGTGGTGGCGCTCAAGCGGTGGTAGACGGTTGGCAAGCCCTCAACCGTGGTGCCGTTGACCATTGTTCCGCGGAAGCTGGGGAACAGCACCGGGAAGAAACTCGGATCGAAAGATGCCACAAGGCGGCTGTTGATCACGGCCACGCTGTTGATCCACGATTCATACGGAAGCGGGGACAGGGCGCTATTCGTCGAACCCCACACCGCCGAAATCACATCCTTCATGGTGTTGGTGGTGGCCACGCCGGTTGATGCTGTGCGGCTGTAACCCTTGGCGCTGTTGAAGCTGCCTTGGCACTCGCTGGTGCCGTTGCCGATCAGAATTTGGCGGCCCACCTCAAAGATCAGCCCATCGACCAGCGCGCGGCGCAGGAACTCTTCCACATCCTGCGCGCCCTTCGAATCGTTCAGCAGTTCGTTGGACACCTTCACCCACGCGGTTACCTTCTTCTGCGCGAAGGTGTAGTAGGTACCGCTGGTGCCAGCGGTGGTGCCCTGCACGGGCTTGGCAAAGGTGGGGGAAGACTGGGTACCCAATGCGGACTCGGCCACATTGGTGTTCACCGTCAAATCCTCTGCGTAGATTGGCAGATTGAAAGCGGTGGGGGTTTCGATCTTCTGAACGCGCGACAGGATTGCGTCTTCTGCGATCTCCGTATCGATGTACTTCGACCAGGCGGTCGGGGCCAGCGCGGTGCCGCCGCTGCTGATCGTCAGCGCGCGCGCCTCCACATCGGTGAGCCCGCGCGCGCCGCGGCGCAGGAAGGTGCGGTAGATGTCGCTGTACTGTTCGGAATCGCGCGTGATCTTGGCTTCGCCCATAGTTCAACCCTCAAAAGCGAGGGGCGCATGGCGCACAGCCTCGCGGATTCGGTGAGAAATCGCGTGGTCAGTTGCGCCACGAGGGCGGAACGGAAACCGTTACAGGTGGCGGCGCATCACTAGGACGCGCGCGGCCGTATTCAGTTGCGCCCATTATCAGGGCGCGCAAGTGAATTGCAACCGATTACATCTCCGGTGGCAGGTAGTAACGCTTGCGCGCAGTGGGCTGCGCGTTGCGCGCCTCCACGCTGGTGGCAGGGTTCGCAGGGAATGTCACCGCGCTGATTTCCACCAAGTTCGCATCGGTGATGACGCGCAGCGGCTTCCCATCGGGTGCCTTTTCATAACGCTCGCCGCGC